CCGCACCATGCGGGCCTTGTCCTGGTGGGTGGTGACCAGAAACAGGATGCCCTTAAACAGTTTTTTCATGCCCTCGGCAAGAATCCTGGCCGTCAGCTCGATGCGGCCCTGGCTGGCGCTGATGGTGGCCGCCACCGCCGCCTTGGTGCTGGACTGCAGCGCATCAGCGTTCAGCCCCATGGCCGCCTTGCTCATGCCGGTGCGGTCCTCGCGCACCTGGTCCATGTAGTCGAGCATCGGGAATGCGGCCTGACCCACAAACGGGGTGGTGAACGGCTGGACCATGCCAGGGGCACGCATCCTGATAATCGCGCCCGTCTCGTTATTCAAGACATCGTCGATGTTGACCTGGCCCTCCACCACGCCCGTGCGCGGGTGGATCGACTGCGCCAAAGAATCCAGCGTATTGCGTAGGATTTCCGACTTGATCTCCTGCAAGTCGCGGGTGATGTCGAAAATGCTCATCGCCTCCAGCGGCGAGGTGTGCGGCTCGGGGTCGCAGGGGAAGTCCACAAACGGGATGTAACTTGCTGGCAGATTCCTGACCACCTTGAATCCGCTGCCCATGCAGCAGACTTTGCGCAGCTCGGCAATGCCGTCGCCGTCATAGTCCACCCGCGCATACGCCTCGATGTACAGCACCCGGCGCATCATCGGATTAGCGGCGTCATTGGCCCCGAATGTTGTACTCAGGGGCTGTCGGGCCAGGTACTCGTCATTCTCATCGAGGTCGTTGGTGGAGATGTTTTCCTCCACCTCATCCTGGTCGTAACCCATCGCCACCAGGTCGGCCACGGTTGCCATCTGCCGGTGGGCAATGATGGTCGCGTCCTCAAAAGACCTGGCGCGTCTGTCGAGCAGCAGCTCCTCGGGCGGCACGGCCATCACATTGATGCGCCCGTCCTTGGTGATGCGCTTGACCTGCACATCGTGGACCATCGGTGCGGGCAGCACCATGGGCGCACCCGTCATCGGGTCCACCGCCGTCAGTTGCGCCTCATCAACATCCGGGTCCGGGTAGGACACCACAATCTTGACCTCGGCGTCAGGTTCTTGCATCAGCACCTGCAGCGTCTGGTCGTCCAGGCCGGTGTACTCGTCAATATGCACCCTGGTGTTGTCTTCCCACCAGTATTTGGCAATCCCGCACTTCCTGACCAGCGAGTCCTTGAACAGCGCATATGTGGTCATAAACCCAGGGTTGTCGTTTTGGAATATGTAGTTCACATAGTCCGTGGCCTGCTGCGCAGACTTCACATCCTCTGGCCCACGGGGTACAAACTCGACCACATTCTCGGCGTTGAAAAACACCCGCATCAGGCTCGGGAGCATGGCGCTGACCGTGTCGCGCACCTCCATCGCCACCACTTTGGAGTTGCCCTCGACCTCGTTGCCAAAGAGGTCGCCCCGGTAGTACTCGGTCCCCTTGGCCCTGGTGGGCGAGAGGTCGCTGTCCACATAGCTGACCGCATCGGTCAGGTCTTGGGTGATGATGCCCTGCAGCTCGGCATCATCCATCGGCTGCGTGGCCGCAATGTCAGTGCTGAGTGGGGTGTTGGTGATCTCGTCGGCGTTCATAGGGAATCCTTATGTTTAGGCCCGGATCAATTCTAATTGTGCATAAACAGGATGTGCGGCAATTTAACAGGCAAAAGATCGGGGCAGGAAAGCAAAATATCCTCAAAATAAGTCGCATCCCCGGCATATGTTCTGTCACGAAATCCCGCCCTTTTTGCCAAGTCGGTGCGCCCATAAGCCACCGCCACCACATCAACCAAACCAGGCTGCGACATATTCAGGCCGGTGTTCTTTGAGCCACGGCATTGCCTCATCGTGCAATTTCTGGGCGTTGAAACCGATGGTGTTGCTGCCAATGTGGTGGACGTAGCTGGCGCTGATAAAGTGCACATACCCGCGCCGCCGTGCGTCCTGGCAATGCACATCGTCCGAATACCAGTTCAGCGGCGGGAACCCCTCGCCGAATGCGTCCTTGCTCACCCACGCAAAGATCGGGCTAACTTCCTGCGCCACCCGGATCAGCCCCTCGCTGGGGTACTTGTAAAAATTCATCTTCTCATCGCCCTCGCGGGTTCTGACATTCTGAGCAGACCGCGCGGCGTCACTCCTTGAGGCCACCCACCCCGGCCCAGGGCGCACGCTGTTCATGGTCTTAATGATGCCCACATCCTCAAGCAGCAGCCGCACGCTATCGGGCGTCAGCACAATGTCATCGTTGGCGACCAGCACCTCGTCGTAGTCCTTGAGGGCCGCAAAGATCACCTCGTTGTAGTCCTCGCCAAAGCTGCGCGGCTTGCCAAATATCTTCAGGTGCGCGTCAAACTTCTCAATCACCGATTCAGGTCCGCGCAGGTAGACCGGATGCTCTGGGGCGTACTGCCGGATGCTCTCTAACAGAACCGGCAGGCCCGAGCCATGCACAGTGGAAATGCAGATAGGGATCACTTTTTCGCCTTGTTCCTTGCAGAAATCGCTTTTGCCTTGGCGCGTGCGTCCTCTTTGGAACTCGCGCCCCACGCCTTGAGAGACAGCAGCAGCCGGGTCGGCTGCCCGTCCTTGTACTCAGGCCCAGGCATATTGCCCATGCGGGCCAGGAAGCTGGCCCTGCGCGGGTTGTCGCCCGCCTTGACCGGCGCTTTGAGGTCCATGCCCTCAGCCCTGGCGCTGGCACGGCCCTTGGCGTTGAGGCCGCCCGAGGGATTCTTGCCCTCCTTGCGTTGCCACGCAGGGGTCTTCACTTCTTGCCCTTCACGGGTTTGGCCGTTTTAGCCGCTGCCTTAAATGCTGCAGCAGTTGGCGCGCCCTTTGTGCCAGGTTTTCGCATTTTCTCCTTGCTGCCTGCAGCAATTCTCTCGCGCTTTGCATGAATGTTTGCATATAGACCTTTCACGATTCGTCCTCCTCGTATTCGCCCTCTTGCTCATCCTCGCCCGTATTGGGGCCGCCCACCACCCATGCGTCGCAGGTTCTGCTGGCGGCGCACTTGAAATCAAAAATCTCGCAGTACCCCAGGTCGGCCAGCTCCACCACGCCCCAGGGGTCGGCCTCGGGGCCAATGCCCTTGACGATGCACTCCTTGACATCCTCAGACACATTGAACGCTGCGCAGTTGCCGCACAGACTCTGCTTGGCATCCTCCACGCTCACATCCCAGGTGTCGGCCTTCTTAGCCCAGAACGCATTGTTTGGCAGCTTCGGGTTCTCAGGGCCGTAGGCCGCGCTCGTAATCGCCTTGGCCCGGTTCTTGAGGTTGACCGTGATGTCCTGCGTGGCGATGGGGCAGCTCTCGCCCTCGGTGTCCATCTCCTGCATCCTCTCATCCTCCAGGTCCATCACCTGGTCCATGGTGCGCTTTAGGGTCGCCATCACTTCTTCCCCCGGTTGGTCGCGGTGCGTTGGCCGCGCTTGGGCAGCGACCTGCCAGCCTCAGATAGCGCAATCGCAATGGCCTGCTTCGGATTCTTGACCACCTTGCCCGAGCCGCCGCTGTGCAGCTTGCCAGCCTTGTACTCACCCATCACCTTGCCGATCTTTTTCTCAGCCTTGCTCATCTTCATGGCTCATTCCCCATGTGGTTGCGGATGCCGCCCATTATGCGACTCTGGAGAGATTTCGGCGCAGCGGCTGGCTCCACTTGCTGCTGGCCGCCGACCCGTACATCCCCATGACCGCATCCCCGGCAAACGTCAGCACGAACGCATCGGCCTTGTCAGGACTCGCCAGCCCCCTCTTCCTGATCTCGTCCTTGCCCTCGATCTGCACCTTGCCGTTGCTTGTGAAGCTATACCGCACCGTCGCCAGCTCCGCAATCAGCACCTCATCCCTGACCAGCGTGCAGTCCCGCGCCTCGAGCCACGCCTTGGCCCGATACCACAGTTCTGCCTTCAGATTCCTGTACGTCCCGCCCATGGCCGGACTCTCGGCCACGTTGATCCCCCTGGCCGGTAGACCCAGCTCCCGCAGCCGGTCCACCACCCCGGCCCCCAGGCCAATCGAATCGACCAGGATTTCCCGTGGCTGCTGGCTCGGCGCAAGCGCCTGGTACTCAGCGACCACCGCCCCCGTCAACTGCATCAGGTCCAGATTCTTCCAGGTCTTGATCGGCTCGGTCACCGCATTGCCCTGCCTCTTACACAGCGCCGACCTATCACTTCCAAACCTCGCCACATCCAGCCCCCACACTATGGGCGCATGACTGCTCGGGGCCACATCCCGGTTAACCGCATTGTCGAGCAGGTCCATCGGGATCACCGTGTCATCATCACCCTTGGGAAACTCCCCCAGCACCCGGATGCGGTAGACATTACTGTCCTCCCCATACCGGGTCGCCATCTCGGCAATGTACTCATCCGAGACCCTCGGCGAATCCTTGCACGACACCTGAAACGTGGTCCACTCATCACTCAGCCTGGTGTGCGTGTCATAGAAAAACCCGCTACTCCTCACCGGGTTGCCCAGCAGCAGCGTCACCGCATTGTGCCCAGACATACTGCCCGCCGCCGCCTCAAACACCTGCTCGGGCACACCACTTGCCTCATCAGCGACCAGCATCACGTTGTCCGAGTGAATCCCCTGCAAGGCTTCGGGCTGCTCGGCCCTGCTGGTCCTGGCCGAGATAAACATCTCGGTGG